TATTACTCCCGACAATGGGAGGAGAAGAATTATTTGAAGGTGCAACACAAGGAGCAAGAGCAACTTTTTGTAAAAGTAAAGGAATTAAATGCGTGTTTATTCATTGTGTTGGCTTGTTAGCAAAGAAAGACCCATTCGGGGGAAAGTTTGTAGAGGTGGAAACAACCGGCGCTGAACACAGATCCGATGATTGGTGGCAACTAAGGAAACAAACAACAACCGAAGTCAATGTAAATTTAATCAGAGAGATAGATGCGTTTGGCAATTTGGATGCCAATATAGCGACTAACATATCAGCACCGATTGATAACCCAATAACTATATTAGAAGAATTTTATCATGAAGTGTACCTAGAGAGAGAAATTAATTACGATGATTATGAAGAAACACCTTTAGAAATAATGAGGTTGTGGGACGAAACAGATTTAACATCGAACGTCGACATTCACTTACCCAATGTGGGGCACTTTTTAACAGTGGAGCAACCGCAACAAATTAAAACATATGGAAAGACAACAATGGTTGATCGGCCATTAAAATCACGCCCCGTGTTAACGAAACAAGCTATGGCAGAGTCAAACACACTCTCCCTGCGAACTTTAAGAAACAAAGTAGTGCGGCGGAAGACCCCGGATGTAAATAAAGTCTTGCATGATGTTACAGACGCATACTTCAAATTAAACTGGAAAGAGGAAGCTGCGACAATGCGTGGCAATCCAATAACATTTGATGCAACGAAGACGAGAGATTGGCTAGTTGGCAGAAAAGATTGGAGAGACATAGAAGGTGCGATTCGTGATTATTTGTCGGGCGGAATGATGATTAAACCACTGTCAAGTGTCAATTTCCACTTGAAACTAGAAGCACTCTTAAAAGACAAACCAATATCCAGGTGGGAAGACGGAAAGGTAAGATCAATCGTGTGGCAGCCAAAATATGTCGCTGCTATATTTAGCCCAGTGCTTATGGAGGTGAAAAGACGCATTAAGCTTTTGTTGGCTGACCATGTTTTATACACGGATGGTACAACACCACATGAAATTGCCAGCTTTTTGGCAACCCGACCAAAAGCAAATTGGTTTTTAGAGAATGACTTGGAGATGCAAGACGTACAGACGGACGAGCACGTGTTGAACTTAGAGAAAAGATTGTATGAATTAGTAGGAATGGATAAAGAAACGGCTGACTTTTGGTTCACAGTCCATGATGAATGGCTATTAAGAAGTCGTTACCTAAAACACAAGAATAGAGGGAAGAGATTGACCGGCCAAGC